AGTGCTAATGGCAAAATTGCAAAAATAGCTGTTAATGTAAATGTAAATGATAATAAAAAAGAAAATATAAAAGAAAAAAGTGTAGATGCTATTTTTGACTCTATAGAAGATCAAGATATAAAACAAGCATTGATAGATTTTTCAGAAATGAGAAATAAAATAAAAAAACCTTTAACAGCTAGAGCTTTAAACTTAATTATAAAAAGATTAAATGAAATAACAAACAATAAAGAAGAACAATTAGCAATTATTGATAAATCTATTGTGAATAATTGGATAGGGGTTTTTGAGTTAAATGAAAAAGAAAAAGAGAAATATATAAAACCAGATGAAGAAAAGAAGGTTGAATATATCGTAAACACAATGACAGAAGAAGAATATTGGGCGAATTTTAAGGGGGGATAAGATGTATGATGAAGAAATTGAAAAGGCAGTATTGTATTATATCATATTTGATAAGGCTGATTATTTGATACAAGAAGATGATTTTGTAGTTGATAGAAATAAAAAAATAGCAAGGGCTATAAATGAATTAAGACAAGAAAAACAAGAAGTATCAATGATTTCAGTTAAAAGTAGGATAAGAGCAAATCAAAATCAGGTATTAGAATATTTGTCGAAAATAGGAGATAACATATATGGTTCAAATGCTGATGAACTTTATGATAAATTAATCAAACTATCACAGAAAAGAAAAATGTTTAATTTGGCACATGAAATTCTAAAAAATATAGAGAATGAAGATATAACAGTATATTCGCAAAAAGTTATAGAGAAAATAAATGACATCACAAATCAAACAGAAAAAGAACTTACCTTAACTGAACAATTAGTTAATACAGTAACACAAATCGAAAACAACTGGAAGAATAAAAGTGATTATAGTTTATACACAGGGCTATTTGATTTAGACAAGAAAATGTGTGGACTTCATAATCAAGAACTAACAATAATAGGGGCAAGACCAGGAGTAGGGAAAACAACGTTGGCTTTACAAATAGCAGAGAAAATAGCAAGCAATGATAAAGATGTTTTGTTTATAAGTTTAGAGATGTCAGAAGTACAATTACTTCAAAAAATGATAGCAAGAGATGGCAATATAAACAGTTACAAAATGAAAATGGGAACTCTTGAAGATGAAGATTTTGATACGATAACAGAAGTAGCTTCAAGATTATCTCAAATGTCTATAAACATAAATACAAAAATAAGAAATGTACAACAAATAGAATTACAATGTCGAAAATTAAGGAATAAAGATAAATTAGATTTAGTGATAATTGATTATATACAACTATTAAAAAGCAATGAAAAATTCACTATCAGAGAGCAAGAAGTAGCTGATATAAGCAGAAGATTAAAATTATTAAGTTTAGAGTTAGATGTACCTATCGTAGCATTATGCCAATTAAATAGAAATGCTGATAGTGGAGAACCAACACTTGCAGATTTAAGAGAAAGTGGAAGCCTAGAACAAGATGCAGATAATATATTGTTTTTATATCAAGAGAATGGACAAGATACAGAAAATAATATAACAACAATAAAAATAGCAAAGCAAAGAACAGGCGAAACAGGTAAAGTGAAGGTTAAGTTTGATAAAGGGAAAAGTGCTTTTAGAAATTTGGTAACAGGAGGATAAGATGATAGAAATAAGCAAGAAAGAGTTGTTAAGAATGGACAATAAAAACAAGGCAAGAGTTTTGAAATACATAATAATGGGATTGATTAAATATAAAGGAGTGTGATAACAAATGAACAAACAAATTAAACCAACAGTATATAGGATATTGCAAGAAGAACCTAGTACAAGAAATGATGATTGGTATTTAATATTAAGAACTGTACAAGAATTATTGCCAGATAATACGGCAATAGCATTTGAAACAGTACTGGAGGGAATGAGATATAAAGGAATAAGTTTTGAATCTATAACTCGAGCAAGAAGGAAGTTTTTTGAAGAAAATCCACAATTAAGAGAAAAAAATATAGAAGAAGCAAGAAGAGAAGAAGAAGAAAAGTACATAGAAGAATATAGTAATCATATTCCAAGATTGGACTAAATAATGAAATATTTAGAATTAAAAGGGTTGTGTAAACGGCTGTTTAGGATGTAACAGATTAGAAGATTCAACATTTACAGGAGTATATAGATGCGAAAATGCCACAGATAAGAAAATAAACATAGAAGAGTTAAGAAAGGAGCTAAAGAAAAATGATAAATAGTCGAGCTAAACGGAGCTAAAGGCGAAAGAGAATTAGCAAGCAAATTAAAAGATTATGGTTATAATTGTAGAAGAGGGCAACAATATAGTGGAATAGCAGGAGAAGATGTTATAGGACTTCCATACATACATATAGAGTGCAAAAGAGTACAATCCTTGAATATTGATGATGCAATAGAGCAATCAAAAAGAGATTGTAAGGGAGATAGGCTCCCAGCAGTATTTCATAGGAAAAACAATAAAAAATGGAAAGTAACAATGTATTTAGATGATTTTATGGAGTTATACAATGAATATTATTCGGCTAAAAAGATGGAGGGAATATAGTATGAAAGATTTTTTTATGGAATATACTGTTCCGATATTAATAATTATAATGTTTTTATTCTTAATGATATTAATTTTAAATGACATGGAATGTAAAAAAAATTATACAAATGAAATTGAAAGGAGATTATTAATATATGAGCAAAACTATGATAATTATTGTTTAGAAGATGCGATAAAACAACAGGAGGATTAATAAATGAGTAATTCCAATAAATCTGTAAGGCAAGAATTAGAGAGAATATACGGCAAGAAGTGTTTTATACATGACATACCAGAGATAAAAAGACAAATAAGTGGATACAAGACATTTAAAGGGAGATATAAAGTAAATAAAACATCAAACAAACTAACCTATCATCATTTAAAACCAAAAAGCGAAGGTGGGAAAAATACAATAGAAAACGGAGCAGTTGTATGTGCAGAATGTCACTCGAAATTAGAAAAGTTAAAACCTGCAGAGAGAGAAAAGATAAATAATATGATAAGGCAATATAAATTATCGGTTATAACATTTAACACAGAAGAGGTTAAACAAGTGATAGAAATACCAATAGAAATGCAAGAGTATGGTGTAATAAAGTTAGAGAGCAACAAACAAAGAAGACAAAGACTAAAAAGAGAATTAAAAAAAGAATTAGAGGAATTAGATAATGAGTAGTTTATATGGATTATATGATATGCAAGACAGTGAACAATGTGTATATATTGGAAATATGAAACAAATGTGTAAAAATTTAGGTAAAAAACCTCATAGCTTATATTCATATTTAAATAAAAAGAAAACAGGTAAATGGAAATTGATAGCTCAAAGATATGAATTAGTAAAGATTGATGAAGATAAAAAAGAAGATGAAAACAAAAATAAATATAAAGTATTTTTTAAAATTGTTGAGGCATTTCAACCACAACAAATAAAATTTCCAATATGGGATGAAAGAGAACAGGAATTAAAACGGGTTATTAAACAAACAAATATATAATGAAAAATGGAAAGAAATAAAAGGCAGTCATTATAGTATTAGTAATTATGGAAGAGTAAAAAATAATAAAACAGGTAAATTTAAGAGTATAAGGTTTAATTTTTGTTCATATCAAGTAGATATATATGTTAATGGGAAAAGGTATACATGTGAAGTCGCAAGATTAGTAGCAAATTATTTTATTAGAAAAGTGAAAAAAGATGAAAGAGTAAGACATATAGATGGTGATGCAAGAAACAATTATTATAAAAATTTAAGAATAATAACAAGAAATAAATAAAAGTATAAACTAGAATATTATATTTTATATATAGGTGGAGGGGAAAATGAAGATATATAACATATATTATTCATCGAATGGAGAAATAATAGAAAAAAAGGATATAACTCAAAATGAGATGGAAAAATTTCTAAAGAAGTTAAAACAAAAAGACGAGCATTTATTAAGAATAAAAAAAGTAGGTTATATAAGGGAGGAAGAAAGATAGTGGAAGGAATAAAAGTACGGAGAATATGTAAGAACTAAACAAGGTTGTATATATAAAGTGAAATCAGTATATAAAGATATGATTTGGTGGTGTGATTTGGCATGGATTTTAGAAAAAGATATAGTAAATCATAGTAATAATATAATGGATTTAATAGAAGTAGGAGATGTGGTTAGGGTGTTAGACTATGAATGGGATAGAATTTTTAATATAGATGATGAAGAAATATTGGAAAGTTTTATAGAAGATTGCAAAGAAAACAACTGGAAGTTGACATCAATAGTAACAAAAGAGCAATTTGCTCAAATAGAATATAAAGTGGAGGAATAGATATGAGTGAAGAAGAAATAATAGATATATTACAAGATTTAAGTGGGTTAGCACAATTTGGAATTTTTGAATTAAGTGAAGAAGAACAACAAGCAATAGAACGGAATTATAGACTTATATAATAAAGAAAAAGAAGAACGAGTTGAAGCAACTAAAAGATTGTTTGAATTATCCCATAAACTAAACGAAATTTTAAAAAAATATGATATATATGAAATAGAAGATACAGAAGAAATTATAAATTTTTATAATGAAGTACAAGAATTATTGAATTATTGGAGGGTTAATATGGAATTAGATGATGAAGAATTAAAAGCTACACAAGAATTACACAGAGAGAAAAAAGAGGAGGAATAATATGCCAAAATTAAAAAAAGAAACAATAGAAGAAAGATATAGAGAAATCAATGAAAAATATCAGCAGTTTAGTTATTTAATAACAAGATATGGAATAGACAATGAAGAATACAAACAGATACATAAAATTGCAGCAGAGTTGAGGCTAGAGTTAAGAAAATTTATTTAGTGGAGGTACAAATGAATAAGGAAGATTTAAAAAATTATAAATATTCACATAAATGGATAAAAGAGCAACTAGAAAAATATGAAGAACAGGTGACTATGGTATATAATATAAGTCAATCACTAGATGGAATGCCAAAAGCACAGAATAAACCAAATTATGCAATAGAAGAATTAATGGATAGTTATGCTGAATTAATTAATATTTTAAAAAATGAGCAAAAAAAATTAAATAATATAATTAAACAATTAAACGAATTAAATCCTTTACACAAAACTATACTTACAGAAAGATATATAAATGGGAAAACATTAGAGGAAATTGCTGCAAACATAGGATATAGTTATCATAGAACTTGTAGAATAAATGGAGATGCATTAAATGAATTTGATAAAGTGGGCAAAAAATGGCAAGACATGGCAAAAAATATATAGTATAATAGTATTAGTCAAAATATACATAAGAGACACTTCACAGAGCTAAATTAGCTCTTTTAATATGTTTGAGGATAAAAGAGGCAACTATCACTTTTAAAAAAGATATAGGGTACGCCGTCTTGCAAATATTAATATGCTAGGTATTTAATATATTTTTTAGCTTATTACATTCCTTTAAATTGTATGTCTTTAATATAACTATACTTTTAGCCTTTCCTAGCGAGGCTTTTAAAGAAAGGTTAAGTTTATGACAGATGCAGAAAGATATAAAAAATATATAGAAGAACATTGTAAAAATTGTAAACATAGAGAAGAAAATTTATGTGAGATAAGAATATGGAAAGCTCCAGAAATGATAATAACAAAATGCGTATATTATGAAAGAGAGGAAAAACATGATTAAAATTACAGTTGGAATCCCAGTACATAATCAAGAAGAATTAGTTATTAGAGCATTAGAAAGTATACCAAAGAAAGAAAACATAGAAATAATAGTAATAGATGATGGATCAGAAGACGGAACGTGGGATAAGCTTATAGAATATAGAATCAAATATCCAGAATTAGTGCTTTTATATAATGAAACAAATAAAGGAGTAGCATATACTGTTAATAGAATATATGACAATGCACAAGGTGAATATATAACGTTATTAGGAAGTGATGATTACTTTTATACAGACAATTTTGAAGAATGTATAAAACAATTGGATGGAACAGATTTAATATATTATGATATACAAACAAACAATGGAAATATATGGAAAGTTAATGAAAAGAGTAAAAGAAAAATATGTGGTAGTGTAAAATTTATGCGTAAGGATTTTATAGGAAAAACAAGATGCCCTGAGGATAAAGTGGTAGCAGAAGATAAAGTTTTTTATCAAAAAATACTAAGAAAGAAACCTACAGAGAAATTTACTCATATATGTGTAAAACATTATAATTATCCACGAGAAGGAAGTTTAACTAATTTATATGAAAAAGAATTGATATAATTGGTTGATGGGAAAAGTACATGAAGGCTAAGTAAATGAGAATGAGATATCCTTTAACACTATTTATTAAGCTATAGATTGATAAATAATGTGGATAATGTTAGTCATTATACAAGGTGCAAACTTGTATAATCTCACTAAGAAATATCTTGGTGTGTAGTGTGTACAGCTCCCATGAACCAATTATTGAAATAGTGGAACAAAACACTTTAAAGTAGGGAGATGATATTATGGCAAATGAACAAAATTTAATACCATTGAATAAACGTTCAAAGGAAGTTCAAAGAGAGATACAGGAAAAAGGAAGGCAAGCCAATAAAGCAAAAATTGAAAGAAGAAAGACATTAAGAGAAGAACTTCTTGCACTTCTTGAAAAGGGAGATATGCAGAAAAAAATGAGCTTGTCTATTATACAAAAAGCAATAAAAGGCGACACAAAGGCGTATGAAATAATAAGAGATACTGTTGGAGAAAAACCAAAAGATGTTATAGATGCAAATGTAAATACCGAAATAAAGGTAATGATAGAAGATGATTAATGTAAGAATAAGTAAAAAAGTATTTAATGAAAAGTATTTGCCGTATTTAAATAATGAGGACAGGTACTTAATTTTTTATGGTGGTGGATCAAGTGGTAAATCTTATTATATAGTGCAAAGATACTTATATAAGATACTAAGCAAGAAAATGAATTTGTTAGTAGTAAGGCAGACAGGAAATACAAACCGTAATTCTACATTTGCATTGTTTAAACAAGTAATAAGCCAATGGAAATTAAACCAACAATTTAAAATAAATGAATCAGATTTAAGAATAAAGTGCATAAATGGCAATGAAATAATATTTAGTGGACTAGATGATACTGAAAAATTAAAATCTGTTACATTTGAATCTGGCGAGCTAACAGATATCTGGATAGAAGAAGCAACAGAAACATTAGAAGAAGATATTAATCAATTAAAAGTACGTTTAAGAGGTGGAAAATCAAAAAAACAAATGGTTCTTAGCTTTAATCCAGTCAATATAAATCATTGGATTAAAAGACATTTTATAGATTCAAAATTAGCAACAGTATGTCATACAACATACAAAGACAATAAATTTTTAACAGAAGAAGATAAACAAACCCTTGAAAGTTTTAAAAATACAGACATGTATTATTATAATGTATACTGTTTAGGAAAATGGGGGGTATTAGGAAAAACATATTTTAATGCAGAAAAAATAAACAATAGAATGATAGATTTGCTAGAACCAATTAAAGAAGGTTCTTTTTTATATAACTATGATGGCATAAAGATAACAAATATAAGATGGCAAAATATAAAAGATGGATATATAAAGATATATGAAGAACCAAAGAAAAACTATCCATATGTAATAGGAGGAGATACAGCAGGAGAAGGTTCAGATTATTTTGTAGGACAAGTTTTAGAAAATGTAACAGGATATCAAGTAGCAGTATTGAGGAAACAATTTAATGAAGATGAATATGCAAGACAAATGTATTGTTTAGGAATATATTATAATATAGCATTGCAAGGAATTGAGGCAAATTTTAGTACATATCCAATAAAAGAACTTGAACGATTAGAATATCCGAAACAGTTTGTAAGAGAGAGAGAAGATAATTATACAAATAAGCCAGTAAAAGCATATGGATTTAAAACAACAGGAATAACGAGACCATTAATATTAGCACAATTGCAATCTATAATAAATGACCATGTAGAATTAATAAATGATAAAGAAACATTAGAAGAAATGTTAACATTTGTAAGAAATGAAAAAGGAAGACCAGAGGCGCAATTAGGAGCACATGATGATTTAGTAATGGCTTTAGCAATAGCATATTACATAAGGCCACAGCAAGATATGGTAGAAAAATCAGATGAACATGAACTTGAGTATAACATCATGAAAGATTTTGGATTTGAAGAAATAGCAGAAGGTGAATTTGGAAGTAAAATAGAGGTGTTTTAATGAAAAAAGCAGTATTTAGGGAGCGATATAGTAGTCCACCTTTAGAATTAGATATAGTGATATATCATAAATTTATAGCTGAAATAGGCGGAATAGAAACATGGTTATATTATATTGCAAAAAAATACAATGTAGGGCAAATAACGGTATTGTATGACACAGCATCAATAAATCAAATAAGAAGATTGGAACCACATATAAGATTAATACAATATACAGGACAAGCAATTAAATGCAATAAGATAATATTCACAATGACATTTACTATTCCAAAGGAATTGTACGATAGCGCACAAAAAAGATATGTAATAGTTCATTGTAATTACAATAAGAATTACGATTATGGATATGCGGAAATTCCGACAATGGATAAAGTTTATGCAGTATCTAATACTGCAAGAAATAGTTATAGAAAACTACAAGAACAAGAAGTATTTACTCTATATAATCCAGTAGATCCCGATAAGCCTAAAAAACTATTAAAGCTAATAAGTGCAACAAGACTAACACAAGAAAAAGGAGCAGAAAGAATACATAAGCTTTCAGATGAATTGGAAAGAAAAGGAATACCATACTTATGGTTAATATTTACTGATAGACCACCAGAGAAAGTAAGTAAGAACATAATATTAATGCAACCACGATACAATATGAGTGATTATATAGTACAGGCAGATTATGGAGTACAGTTAAGTTCGGACGAAAGTTATTGCTTATTTGTACAAGAATGTTTAAAATTAAAAGTACCTGTAATAGTCACAGACTTGCCAGTCTTTAAAGAACAAGGAGTAACAGATAAAGAAGCTCATATATTAAATTTAGATATGTCTAATTTAGATGTAGAAAAAATATATAAAAATATTCCTGTCATAAAAGATTTTAAAGTTAAAAATAGTGATAGGGAATATAAAAAATTATTGGAGGTAAAGAATGAAAAAAAAGGTATTTAGAGAAAGATATAATTCAGAAATAGAAAAAGAATTAGATAGAGTTATGGTCAGACTGTATGAAGATTTTAATGAAAGAATGGAAAAAGAAATTGAAAAAGGAAAAGAAATGTTATCCGAAGCATTCGAAGGAAAACCAGCAGAAGGAATTGTTAAAATAATAAGACCAACAATATCAGTTGAAGAAAAACCAAAAAGAAGAGGAAGACCTAGAAAAAATGGAGGTAAAGAAAGTGTTAAATAGTATATTACCAGTCGTAAGTTTATGCTTACGGTTTTTTTATTGGTTATAGATTAAACAATCCTAAAAAAGAAATAAAAAATCCTATCATCTATGTAAAAGAAAAAATAGATGAATATAAAGAATCAAAAGAAATTCAAAAAGAAAAAGATTATTGGCAGGATGTATTTGATAATTTAGAAACTTTTGATGGAACTCCAGAAAGTCAGAAAGAGGTGCGAAATATAGATGGAAGATAACGCAATAACAAGTGTTTGGGAAGATTTTGAAAAAGGAAGATCTTATAATAGGACAAAAAATATTTATGCGGACACAGAGAAAAACTATGATTTTTATTATGGAAATCAAACTAAAAATTTGAATATAGGAAAAGAAACACCTGTAGTATTCAATATCATAAAAAGTATAGTTAAATATAAGCTAGGAGTAGTTAATTCTAATGCTTATGCGATAGTGTATAATCCGAATTTTTATGAAGCAGAAGGCGAAAGCAAAGTACTTGAACAGTTATGCAAGGTATTGAGCAATAATTCTAATAAGATATGGGAACTACAACAAGTAGACGACAAAATAAGAGAAGCAGTAAAAGATTCTTGCATAAACGATGAGGGAATATTGCATAACTATTTTAATGAAGACAATCAAGAAGTATCAGTGGAAGTAATAGATAAAAACAATATTTATTATGGTAATGAAAATGATTCTGATATACAAAGTCAACCCTATATTATAATTTCATACAGAAAACCAGTAATTCAAGTTAAAGAAGAGGCTAAAAAGTATGGAGTAAGTGATGAAAAGATAGAGTTAATCACAACAGATGATGAAACTTTAGAACAGGCAGGATATTCTTCAACAACAGATGAAGTAAATCCGATGTGCCTTGTATTACTTAAATATTATAAGAAAAATGGGACAATACATTATACAAGAGCAGTAAAGAAAGTAGAACTTGAAGTTGATATAGACACAGGTTTAAAGTTGTATCCAGTAGCTCATATGGTCTGGGAAGAAGTAAAAGGTTCTTCAAGGGGAATAGGAGCAGTAAGAAATGTTATTTCAAATCAAATTGAAATTAATAAAATAGCAACCAGAAGGGCTTTGTCTGTTAAATTAGCAGCATTTCCAAAACTTGTGGTAAATCAAGATTTTGTGACTAATAGTGATGCATTAGAAAAGGTAGGAAGTACGATTAAGCTAAAAGGTGGAGCATCATTAGATGATATTAAAAAAGCCGTAGGATATCTTAATCCTACTAATATGTCCTCAGATGCAAAAAATTTACAAGATGATTTAAAAGAATATACAAAAGATTTAGAAGGAGCAGGAGATGTTGCTACAGGAGCAGTTGATCCAACACAGGCAAGTGGTAAAGCAATTTTGGCAGTACAACAAGCAACGCAACAACCACTAAATGAACAAGTTAATACATATAAAACATTTATCGAGGATGAAGCACGTATATGGTATGACATATGGAAAGCATATAAAGTAAATGGAATGAAGGTAATGTATGAACAAGAAGATGGACAAGGGAACATTATTGAAGTTCCTGGAATATTCCCTCATGAAGTATTGAATAGATTAGATGCAAATATAAAAGTAGATATAACACCAAAATCACCATATGACAAATTTGCGCAAGAACAAAGTATTGAAAGCTTAATGGTAAATGGTCAAATAACATTTGAAGAATATGTAGAAGCATTACCAGAAGATAGCGTAATGCCTAAATATGTTCTTGAAAACATAATAAAAAAGAGAAAAGAAAAACAAGCAGTAATAGACCAAATGCAAATGCAAGCACAAGACATGCAAACACAATTAAATCAAGCAATGATTAGAAAAAATAACATAGATGAAATACAAAACGAAGCAAATGGAATGCAACAACAATTAACTAATGCATTGGAGGTAGCACAATGAATTGTCCAGAATGTGAAATAATAGAAATGAGACTAGAGAAAGTAATAAATGATGAGTTCTTTTTCAAGTGTAAAAAATGTGGAAAAGAAGTTATAAAAAAAGAGGAAGAATTAGAAGACGAATAAACGTCTTTTTTTATTGTCCAAAACATGTGTAAGACATAAAACTGCTATCAAGGAATTAACAGTCGACGGACTATAAATGGGAGGTTTACATGGAAGAAAACGAGTTAATCGTACAAGATGATGTACCTGAAACATCACAAGAAGAGAATGAAGTTGAAACTAATAGCGCTGAAGAAGTAAACGAAGTTCAAGAAGTTGTTAAAGAAGCAACAACATCTAATGAAGAAGAAATTGAAAAGCAAATAGAAGAAAGGGCTAACAAGTTATTTGAAGAGAAGATTGAAGCAAGACTTGCTAGAGATAGAGTTAAAAGAGAGAGAGCAGAAGCTAAAGAAATGGCTAAATATCAAGAACTTGAAACCATAATGAAGTCTGCATTAGGTGCAAATAACATTGACGATGTTATTACAAAGTCGAAAGAGTTCTATAAAGAACAAGGTATTCAAATACCAGAAGTAATAAATAAGCCTTACTTAACAGAAAGGCAAGAAGAAGTTTTAGCAAGAGATGAAGCAAAGAAAATAATTGAGCTCGGAAGAGATGAAATGAACGAAGAGGCTAATAGAATCTCAAGAATCCCTAAAGAGCAAAGAAGTTTTCAAGACAACTTGGTTTTTGATGAAATATGCAAAGAACTTATAAAAATTAAAGATTTAGATGAGTTAAAAGTTAAAGGCTATGATGAAAAAATCCTTGAAGACAAGGATTTTTCTACATTTAGAAATCAATTTAACTTAAGTACTCCTATTTCACAAATTTATGAGATGTATCAAGCAGTCAAAGGAACAAAACCAATACAACCTAAATCTCCTGGAAGTGCTAAAACCAATACAACAAATAATGAAATAAAGGATTATTATACTCCAGAAGAAGTACAACAGTTTACAGAGGAGGATCTAGACAATCCAAAGCTTATGGAAGCTATAGATCGTTCAATGCTTAAATGGGGTAAATCTAAATAATAATCCTATAAAGAAAGGATATTAAAATGGCTATAACAAATTTTCAACAAATTATATGGAGCAAAAAAATAAAGGAGGCTCTAGAAACAATAACTTCATTAAGAAATCATTGTGATTTCCAATATGAAGCTGATTCAAAAAATGCAAAAGAGGTTAAAATACTAAATGTAACAAGACCAACAATAAGAACATATGTACCAGGAAATTCTATAACAAGGGAAGCTGGAACAGATGGAAGTATGACATTAAAACTTGACCAATACAAATATTTCAATTTTGAAGTAGATGATGTTGATAAGGCGCAATCTGTACCAGGATTAAAAGAAGCTCTTGCAAAAGAAGCTGCAAGAGGATTAGCTGAAGAAGGAGACAAATATGTTGCTTCTTTAGTAAAAGCAGGAGTAGAAGATGGAGTTTCTCCATTACCACAAAGTTCTTCTGTAATAACATTAACAAAAGCTAATGCTGTAAGAACTGTAGAAGATGGATTTGTATCTTTATATGGAAATAATTGTAAAGTATCTGACAACTTCTATTTAGAGGTTGCCCCAAAACCATTCACTACTTATAGAGAAGCTTTAACAGAGTTATCAACAAACAACCCTGACATATTAAAGAAAGGTGCTGTAGGTAAGATCAATAATGCATATGTTTGCATTGAGAACTTACTTCCAACTGGAAAATCAAGTGGAAGTGAAGCTGAAGATGATGTTTTCTATAACATCTTAAGAACATCTAAAGCTATTGCATTTGCAGAGCAAATCAATAAAGTAGAAGCTTACAGACCACAAGATGCGTTTTCTGATGCTATTAAGGGATTATATACATTTGGTGCTTTAATAACAAGACCAGAAGAAATCTATGTTATAAAAACAGCAATGTAGTCCTAAAGAGGGATAAAATCCCTCTTTTATATATCACTTTAAAGGAATATGCTAGTTCGACTCTAGCAAAAGTGAAAGGAGAAAATATGAACGAATTATTTACAATAAAACCAAACTTACATCAATATTATGGAAGAACGATAACTAAAGAAATGAAATTTGATGAAAGTACGGATGATAAAACAGTGCATCAAACATTAAAAGACTTAGTATTAACTACAGAAATAACAAAAGAGAGTGAGTACGAAGGAATTAAAAGTTCAGAGAAGAGTGTATTAACGCAAGAATTACCTGAAGGAACTATTCTTATATGGGATGAAAGACAGGGATATATCATACCAGACAGGCAAGTTTATAAATTAAAAGATTTGAAAGAAGAAATTGAACAAATTGAAGATATTTATAAGGAAGTGAAATAAATGACATTAGAAGACAATAAGAAAATAACATTAGGTTTAATAGAAGAGTATAGTCCTACAAATATATATTTGACGGATGATGAAGATATAAGAGATAGACTTAATTTAGTTTATGCTCCAAATTATCAATATTTAAGCCAAATAAAGAAAATTTTAAAAACAAAAACAATTACAGTACCAGAAACAAATGATACAACCGTAGAATATCGTTTGCCTATGGATATGTTTCAATTTAAAAAGATAACAGGTCTAAATTCAAACAATGAAGAAATATCACCAATATTTAAAATAATTGGCAAAAAAATATATATTAAGCAAAACAAAGGGCAATATATAATTGAGTATTATGCATATCCAAGCGAAATAGATTTAGATACAGAAGGCGATTTTGAATTAGAACTGGATCAAGATGCACAGAGTATACTACCATATTTAGTAACAAACGATATCTTAAAAACTGATCCTAGTGCTGATTACACTGCTTTTTATAAAGAATACCAGAATAGAGTAGAAGTATTATTTAATAACAGGAATGTTACTCAACCTTCTGCAATAGTAGAAGGCGGAATATTATAGGAGGGAAATATGGCTACATCAATAAAAAGACAATATGTAAATTTAGCAGGAGTAGATTTTAAAAATGATGAAAGTCTCGTGAACCTAAATAGAAGCCCAGATGCATTAAATATATATAAAGATTATTCAGCAGAAGGAAATTGTATTCAAACAAGACCAGGATATACAGAACTTGCAGATTTTGGAGATAAGATTAATGGAATATATATATATAATATTACAACAGCACTAGTACATGCAGGAGCTAAATTATATTTATGGAATAATTTCCCATCTGCTCCAGAAAATCCAAGTGTATTATCAAGTACGATGAATGATGAAATATCTTCATTTTTTATTTTTAATAATAAAGTGTATATAAATGATGGACTAAACTATTTAGTGTACGATGGAACGTTACGAAGTGTTACTCAAGATGCGTTTATCCCAACTACAAGTATAAATAGAAATCCTGAAGGAGGAGGAACACAATATCAAGATGTAAATTTATTATCTTCTAAAAGAATTAATACATTTATTGGAGATGGCACAAGTACAAATTATTATTTAGATACAACAAATATAACAAGTGTAGATGAAGTTTATGTAAATGGCACTTTAACGACAGGTTATAGTGCTACATTATCTACAGGGAAAGTAACATTTACAACTGCTCCTGCAGCTCCTTCTTTAGAAGGTGAAGACAATGTAAAAATAGTATTTAGCAAAACTGTAAGTGGATATGTTGATAGAATCCAAAAATGTATAATATCTCAAATATTCGATAATAGGGTATTCTTTTCAGGCAATAATAGTTATAAAAATACTTTATTTCATAGTGAATTAGAAAATCCTACATATGTATCTGATTTAAGTTATTATCAAGATGGAACAAGCGAAAGTAAAATTAAGAGTATGACAGTAGGAAATAATATCTTATGGGTATTTAAAGAACCAAATCAAGAAAACGCAACTGTTTTTTATCATATACCAACAACAAGTGGTGAATATGGAAGAATATATCCTACTAAACAAGGCAATGTATCTACAGGTTGTTATTCTACATCAATTAATTTTTATGATGACATAGTATTTTTAAGCAAATACGGCCTTGAAGGAATTACAGGAGACATTGATCAAGAACAATTATTAACGCATAGGAGTTCATTAGTAGATAATAGATTAATCAACGTAAATAATTTTAATCATGCACAGATGGTAGAATGGAAAGGTTACTTATTAATATTAGCAAGTAACTACATATTCTTAGCAGATTCAAGACAAAAATTTGAAGGTATAAATGGAATAGAATATGAATGGTATTTGTGGGATATTGAGAACGCAAATCCTAGCATATTAAAAGAATATAATGGTAATTTATATATAGGGTCAGAAGATGGCTCTATTTTTATTTTGGGTGGTACTAATGATAATGGAGTGGCGATTAATACTTATTGGACAACTCCAATGGATGCATTTGGGTATTCAAATATGTTAAAAACAACAAACAAACGAGGAGGAGTTGCAAGAATAAAGACTATTCCAAATGGAAAGATAAAGATAGCAGAAAAAACCAATAAGAAAGACGAAAGATTTATAACAAGTAAATCAGCTACAGGATTTACTTTTAAAAATATTGATTTTAGTAACTTTGCATTTACAACTCAAAATGAAAGTTATGTAGTTTATAAAATAAAAGAAAAAAAGTGGCTTAATATATCAATGAAGTTTTATAGCGATGAACTTGATAAACCATTCGGTTTGTATAGTGCCGTTTTAGAAGCTTTTGTGGGAGGATATGTTAAGAGATAGGAGGAAAATATGACTTTAACAGAGCTAACAGAGAATTTAAATACAATACAAAGTTTAGCGGATAACCCTGCTTTAACAGCAGCACAGCTAAAAGCAGCATTTGATGATGCTGCAAATAAGATAAAACAATACATAAATTCAACATTATTACCAGAACTTAATACAGCAATAGAAAATTTAGAAAGTGAAGATTCAAGTGTAGAAGAAAGTATTAGTTCTTTATCTACGACATTAACAGAAGCAGTTGGAAACATAACAACCTTACAAAGCAATGTGACAGCATTGCAAACAACTGTATCTGGGTTAAAAAGTGGAGCAACAACCAAAATAACAATTGGTTCAAGTGTACCAAGCTCATTACAAAATGGAGAAGTATATTTTCAATACTTCAATTAGGAGGCAAATAAATGGCGAGTGGTAATTTTGAATTTCTTGCAAGTGGTTATTTACAAGGGAAAATTAATTGGAGTTCAACAAGTAATGGGTCAACTGCAAACACTTCAACTGTAACGGCTATTTTATATGCAAGAAGAACAAATGAATATTCAACTTGGGGACAAAGTTGGAGTGGTTATGTAAAAATAGCTTCTGCGCAAGTCAATATAAATTTCTCGAGCTCTGTAACAGTAAGTTCAAGTTGGGTTGAAATGGCAAGAATAACATCTACTGTATCACATAATAACAATGGTACAGGAAGCGTTTATATTAGTGGAAGTGTAACTGGACCTACTGGAACAACTTTAGCAGGGAATACTTCAACTGGTGGACAAACTGTAACATTAGATACTATTCCAAGATATACGAGTATATCATCATTTACAGTATCTAAAAGAAGTGAGACAACATTTACTTTTAATTGGTCGACAGCAGATACCATTGATTATGTATGGTATTCAACTAACAATGGTTCAAATTGGACAGGTTATGATGTGGTAGATGGAAAAAGTGGTTCATTTACAGTAAGTGGATTAACTCCTAATACAACATACAATTGCAAATTAAGAGTAAGAAGAAAAGATAGTCAATTAACAACGGATAGTAGCGCAGTATCACAAAAAACATATGCAATTCCAACACAAAGTTTAAACTCAAAAACAGAAACAACAATTAAAATAAATTGGACAGTTGATAGTACTGCAGATTATATATGGTATTCAACTAATAATGGATCAAGTTGGATAGCGATAGGAAGTGCAAATTCTACAAGTGGAAATTATAACATAACAGGATTAAGTGCAAATACATCTTACAACATAAAGACAAGGGTAAGAAGGAAAGCAAGTCAAACTACGTATGACACATCGGCATTAAGTGTAACAACGTATAAAGTACCAACACAGAGTTTAAACACAAAAACTTTAAATTCTATAAAAATGAATTGGTCTTGCGATAGTACAGTTGATTATATTTGGTATTCGACGAATAACGGCTCAAGTTGGACAGGTTATGATGTGACAGATGGAACAAGTGGAACTTATACAGTAAGTAGTTTAAGCCCAAATACAACTTATACATTAAAAACAAGATGTAGAAGAAAAGCAACTCAAACAACTTATGATACTACATCATTAAGTGTAACAACATACGATATAGGAAAAATAAGTTCAGCTCCAAATATAGATCATGGTAATACACTTACAGTAACTTATACAAATCCAAGCTCATCTAGTTTGCAAATAGGGATATATAAAACAGATGGAATAACGGCTATTGCTAATTATAGAAACTGTTCAGGAAGTACATATACTTTTACTTTTACAGATACAGAATTAGACAAAATGTATAAGATGTATGGAACAAATAATTCTATAACAGTAAGGGTTTATTTAAAAACAGCCAATAATAGTAGTTACTTAGACTATAAGAATATAACGATAACATTAAAAGGAAATCAAAAAACAGCGCATATAGGTTCAAGTGGAGTAAAAAGAGCAAAAGTATATGTTGGAGTAAATGGAAGTGTAAAACGAGCTGTAGTTTGGGTTGGAAATAATAATGGAAGAAAGAGGTGCATTTAATGGCAACAGGATATGAAGATATAGATAATTTAAATAATCAAGTCAATCAATTATATGATAATCAAATGGAACAACAAAAAAATATAATTAATACGAGTACACAACAAGCAATAGATGAATTAGAAAGAAACAAAGAAAAAGCGCAAGAAGAAGCTTTAAAAACTAATAGAGCATTATATACAGATTATCAAAAACAGATAAATCCGTATGGAGTAAATGCTGAAAATTTAGCTGAGCAAGGATTAAGTAAAAGTGGATTAGCAGAAACCACAAAGGCAAATTATTATAATACATATCGAAATGCAAAAACAGAAGCTCAAAATAACGCAAAAATCATAAAAGCTGATTTTGATGCAAAAATTGCACAAGCAAGACAAAATGGAGATTTACAGTTAGCACAATCAGCGTTAGAGATGTATCAACAAAGAATAAGTGATTTATATAATACATATAATCTAAAATTTAATCAAGATCAATTTAAGTATAAACAAAGTCAGGATGTATTAGCACAATCTAATTGGGAAAAAGAATATGAACAAGCATTGCAACAAGCACAATGGCAACAAGCATTTAATCAAGCACAATTTGATTACAACAAAGAACAAGATGCACTTTCTCAAAACAATTGGCAACAACAATTTGATTATAACAAAGCTATTAATGATAGAAATTATAATTATCAAGTAAATAGAGATAATATATCAGACAATCAATGGCAACAACAATTCAATTATAATAGAGATATTAACGATAGAAATTACAATTACCAAAAGGAAAGAGATGCTGTATCAGATAGTCAATGGCAAAAGGAATATGAATTATCAAAAAAAGCTAAAAGCTCGAGTCGCTCTTATAGCGGTTCGAGCTCTTCTAATACCTTAAATGTAAGTGATAATAATACAGATATAAGCCCTTTAGATCAATTAGATAAATTGTTTGCAAGTGGACAAATAGATGAAGACGAATATTTATTAAGATATCAAGCATTAACAGGAGAAACTAAAGAAACCTTAAAAAATAAAAGCTTTGGATTTGGTTCAGGTGGAGGTTTTAGATAAAGAGGAGGATAATTGATGTATAAAGAAGATGACGAAGAATATAAAAAAAGACTACAAAGGGCTCAAGAATTAAGAGAGAATTTAGCGAAAGCTAGTAAAGAACCTGAAATGGCTTCAATGAAAATTATTGACAAGAGAACAAAAGACTCTTTACCTAAACTAGAGATAAAAAAGAGCGAGGCTTTACCTATAAAACAAAATATAAACACTACTCAAACTGTACAATTGCCAAACAATAGTACTGATAAACTAAATATTACAAGACCAAGCACTTCAAACTTATCTTTTAAAACAATAAATCCTTCTAATGTCAAAATATCTTCAGAAGAAGAAAAAAATAATCCTAATATGATAACTGTAAATACTTCTGATATAAAAGCAATAAAAGAAGCTGAAGAAACAAATAAAGCAATAGAAAAAGGTGGAATTGATAAATTTAATGCTATAGTAGGTAATACTTTAAACAGTTTCCAAGGCGGATTTATGCAAGGTTCTACAGGATTAGCTAATGCAGTTTTAATACCTACAGCAGCTGCAACTAAAGGAATAAATGATGTATATAAAAAAATAAGTGGAAACAAAGAAGAAAATGGGTTAGATGATTTCTATAATGGAGTATTAGATAATGTAGATGAATTATCTGACAGAGCAAGTTTTAATGCAAGAGTTAATTCTCAAATAGATGATAAATTTACAAAAACTATAGGAGGAGCTAGTGGTTCAGTAGGAAATATGGGGCCTTCCATAGTATCAAACTTTGTGGTGCCAGGAAGTGGATTAACAGTATTAGGAGTTGGGGCAGCAGGAAATTCAGCACAAGAGACACTAAACGAAGATAGAAGTAACATGGGACAAGCAATGTTAACAGGAATACTTAAAGGTGCAGTCGAAGTTCTAACAGAAAAACTAACTGGTGGTAATATATTAGGAAAAGGTAGTTTAGATGATGTTGCGATACATTTTATAGGGAACAATGTAAAAAACAAAGTAGGTCAGAAAGTTTTATCAAAAATATATGAATATGGTGGAGAGATGCTTGAAGAGCAGATTTCTGACCATGCAGGATATATAATTGATAAATTAATAAATGATAAGGACATTCCAGACTTTAAGGGAAGATGGGAACAGTTTAATGAAACGAATAAACAGACATTTTTAAGCACATTGATGCTTAATATGTTAGGACTTGGTGGAGGCACATATAATGAGGTTCAAGAATATTTAGGAGAAAAAAATACTCAAAAATACTTAAATGAAGCACAAAAAATAATCAATCAAGAGAATATAACAGACAAGATTAAAAATAACATTATAGAAAAAGCAACAAAGATGGAAGAACAAACTCAACAAGCTATATCTCAAGAAAATAAAACAACTCAAAATGGATTATTGGAACAAATAAAATACAACAAAATAGAGCAGAAGGTGAATGAATATATAGAAGGTGTAAAAGATAATTTTTACACAGATATTAATATAGACAGCAAAATAATTAATCAACAAGGAGTTGCTCCTATAAATTATAAAACTCAAAATGAGGTAACTGTATTTAGAAAAGCAAAAAGTATATTTGATACATTACAAAAAAAAGTGTTTAAAAATGGAAACACAGAGATATATGTAGATAATGGAGATATAAAGGAGAGCATACATCACACATTAAAAGATAATGTGCAGAAGAGATTACTAAATGAAAATTTGGCAATTTATTCTCAACTAGACAAAGTTATAGAAACGGCTAAAGAAATTAGCTCTGATACGGAAAATAAGGGAAGAAATAAGTTTTCAGATTGGAAATATTATGCATCAAATGTTAATATTGATGGAAATCCTTATGTTGTAGAATTTGATACTACAATGAAAGATGGGGAAAGGCATTTCAGATTAGAAAGATTATATAAAATAAATAATGCAGATGTTGCGACCGATTCAGCATATATTATGCCCCCTCGGTTTGAATGCAACATCTGCTATTAATAATAGTATACCATTTTCAAGAGAAAATGTCAACTCTATATATTCTGTGCAAAACGAACAAAATAATACACAGTTAAACGAAAATACTCCAGGAGAGCAGATAAATTGGAATGAAATAGAACGCCCTGAAGGGAAATTTAGAAAGCATTATAGAAGCATAATAGAGAGCTCAAATACCACAGAACAAGCAAAAGCTATAGCAAAAGAGATGATGGGAGCAGATACATATATGCCACAGAGTAATACAGAATTATTAAATAAAGCAGATTCGAGAATTTCTAATGCAAATCCTGATACTGAATTAAATTCACTATATAGTAGAGTAATGAATAACGAGAAGATAAACGACGTAGATATTGCAGTAGGAGAAAGGCTTATAGAATATTATTCAAAAATGGGAGATTCACAACATTTATTAGATGCAATACATGCAACTGCAATGGCGGGAACTCAAGCAGGTAGAACAGTACAGGCAATGGCATTATTAAATCACATGACCCCACAAGGTCAAGTTTTATGGCTACAAAGATCTATAGATAAGATGAATAATGAACTACAGCAAAAATACAAGAATAAAAAAACAGTCCCACAATTTGAGTTAACAGAAGATATGGCTAATAAAATATTAGAAACAAATACACAAGAGGAAATGTTTAAAACTTTAGATAAAGTGTATGAAGAATTAGGACAGCAAGTTCCAAAAACATTTACAGAACAACTAGACGAATGGAGATATTTCTCTATGCTTGCTAACGTTAAAACTCATGCAAGAAACATGATAGGAAATGTAGCAATGCATGGAATGCAAAGAGTTAAAGATAGAATTGCAGGAGGGATTGAAGATGTAGTTGCAAAATTTAATCCCGACATGGAGAGAATGCATACGGTAAAAAGAGTTAGCAAAGAAACAAAAGCATTTGCTAAACAAGATTTACAAAATATGGACGTTCAAACAATGTTGGGTATGAATGAAAATAAATATAACCCTCAATCAAGATTGCAAAATTCAAGAATAACATTTAAGAATGATATATTAAATAAGACTCTGGGAAAAGCATTTGATTTAAATTCTACAGCCTTAGAAGTAGAAGATAATATAGGATTAAAAGCAATGTACACTAAAGCTTTAGGAGAATATATTACAGCAAATAATATTGATGTAAATAACATAACGGATGTAGAGCTTGGGAAAGCAAGAAATTATGCAGTAGAAGCAGCAAAGGAAGCAACATTTCATCAAGCAAGTAGTTTAGCAACAGCATTAAATCAAATGGGAAGAAATAATGCAGTAGCAAAATTTGCATTAGATTCAGCAGTACCATTTAAGAAAACGCCTATTAATGTAGCTAAAACAGGAATACAATATAGTCCTGTAGGGTTAATTAAATCAGCAGTATATGATTTACCTAAATTGCGTAGAGGGAAAATAACAGCAAATCAATATATAGATCATATATCAAGAGGTTTGACTGGTACAGGAATAGTTTTTATTGGATATGCACTTGCAGAAGCAGGTATATTAAAGGCATCAGGAAGCGATGACAATAAAAAAGAAAAATATGAAGAGGAGCAAGGAAGACAAAGTTATTCAATTCAGATAGGAGATAAAACATATTCTTTAGACTGGCTAGCTCCAGCAGGAATACCTTTATTTATAGGAGCAGAAATAAATGAACAGCTAAAAGAAGAACAAAAAGAAGGTAGTGTAAGAACTGATGATAAAGACACAATAAGTCAAGTAGTAAAAAGAGTTGAAAATATTGCTAATGGAATGGCTAACGCAATGAATCCAATGTCTGAAATGTCAATGATTTCAGGGCTAACAAGTATATTATCTTCATACAATAGAGAAAATGCAATAGGAGATATGATCGTAAATACAGGTAAGTCATATATAAATCAATATGTACCGACTGCATTAAGCCAATTAGCAAGAACAACTGATAAATACGAAAGAACAACAAAATCGACAAAGTCAGGAACAGTTGAAAAAGCACTAGACCAGACAATCAATCAAATAAAAAGTAAAATACCTGGATTAAGACAAACTCTACCTATAAAAACAGACATATGGGGACAAGATGTAAAGCAGTCAGAAAACCTACCATTTAGAGCATTTAACAATTTCATAAACCCTTCAATAATAAGAGATGTTTCTTCAGATAAAGTAGATAAAGAATTAAACAGTTTATATGCTCAAACAGGAGAATCTTCAGTTATTCCAAAATCAATAGACAAAAAAAATACTTTTAATGGAAAAGATTATATAATGACTAACAAAGAGTATGCAGATTACAATAAACTATATGGAGAAACTTCGTATAAATTAATTAAAGGCGTTATAAACTCAAGTCAATATAAAAATCTTTCTAATGAACAAAAGCAGACGGCTATTGAAAATATTTACAAATATGCTAAAGAACAGACCAAAATGGATTATGCAAAACAAAACAAAATTGACTATGAAGAAAGTACTTTATCTAAAGTAGTTAATGAATTAAAAGAATCAAAAGAAAATATGTCAAATTATTTTGAATATCTAGCATTAACAAAGAATATGAGTAAAGATAAAGAAAAAATAGAAACTTTGGCAAATACAAATTACTCTAATAAAACTAAACAAATAGTATTTGAGAATACTTTTGGTGCAGATGACAACACGTATAATACTATTAAACCAATCAATATGAATATAAATTCATACTTGAAATATAAAGCTAATGTAGAGAATACAAAAGCATCAGCAGTAGATTATTTAAGTTCAACAAATGATATTGATTATGAACAAAAATTATTATTATTGGGATTAAAATATTCTTTAACACATCAAGAAAGAACTACGTTAGCACACTATGTTAATAATTTAAATATTAGTAAAAATGAAAAAATAAGTATTTATAAAAAATTGAAAAATTTTACAGTATATGATAATGGAACGATACAATGGGAATAATAAAATAAAAAATAGATAGTTCGACAAAATTCGACAACAAAAAATAAAAAAATATGTTATCCTATTAAAAAGGAGGAGAAAAAATGTTAGGATTTGTTGAACTTATTTTTTCAGCCATAGGAATTTATGGCTATTTTGCAAATAATTTTGCTTGTTTAATTATAGGATTAATTGCTATAATTATATGTGACTTAATAGACATATTTGTATTAGGTCACAATTCAACAACAATAACAATGGCTTGTATGTTAGCAATAGGAGCGAGTATAGTTACTAAAAACCCTTTAAGTATGTTTTCAATTATTCTATGTGGAGAAAATTTTATAATGACTATTATAACTATGACACTGCTAGCAATTAGCTATATTAAAGGGAAAAGCAAAGAAAAAGAATAAAGTAAGAGCACTTACGTATAGTAGGTGCTTTTCTTATGGGGGAAATATGATTAAAAAGTTAAATAGGAAAAAAGTAGACAAGCAAGAAGATGGAATGCCTACTAATATAGAACAATTAATAGAAAAATATAGTTTAGAAGAATTATGGAAATATATAGATAAATGCATAGATTCAGCTAATGAAGATATTGAAGGTAGAGTTTTAACAGAAACAAAAGTACAAAATAATATAGATGCAAATGATTGTGTAAAAAGTGGATTCTATTATTTGGGTTCTGGTTGCAGTAATGTTCCAGGAAACTATGTAAGAATTATAACAAATGGAAGTTCAATAACGAATACACCTGTAGCTCAAATAGCAATAGAAATGTCCTCTAAAACAATTTATGTTAGAACAAAATATAATACCGTATGGAGCAACTGGATAAAATTGCCTATAAATAATTACTCAACAACAGAAATAGTATCAGGTATTTGGACAAATGGAAAACCTCTTTATCGAAGAGTCTTTACTGGAACAGCGGACACTTCAAGTGCTTATACGACAATAATTACTGCTGCAAATTTTACTAATAGAAAAGTAGTGAATTTTAGTGGATATGTAGTAAAGAGTAATGGTGTAAGATATCCAATTTCATCTTTCACGTCAAGTAGCGGGGAGCGTGTGTTTCCATATCAAGGGTCAAGTAATAATATACAATTGTATGTTTCTGATTATGACAGTAATACTTATGATTATGTTTTAATAGTTGAATATACTAAAACGACTGATTAAAGGAGGAAAAATGGAAGAAATATTAAAAGAGATACATTTTACAAATTTAGTGTGGGCAATACTTGCACCACTTTTTTTAATGATATTAGATGTAATAACTGGTTATTACAATGCGTGGAAAAACAATGCGGTATCTAGTTCAAAAATGAGAGATGGTTTAGGGAAAAAATGTGCAGAACTGTGCTACATAATTGTAGGAATAATTTGCAAATATGCCATAGGCACAAGCTCTGTAATGTACTTTATAATAGCTTATGTTTGTTACATGGAATTAGTATCATTAGTAGAAAATTGCGACAAATTAGGATTCCCATTACCAGATAATTGGAAGAAAAAGATAAATAATGATAAAGGAGATGAAGATGATGGCTAATGTAAAAGTATATAGCAAGTCCAAACAAGGAAATGTTCAATTAAGTAATAATTTCAAAGTAAGAGAATTTGCATGTAACGATGGAAGCGATGAAATCAAAATAGATTTAGACTTAATTCCATTAATACAAAGATTTAGAGAATATGTAGAATCAGGGGTTGGCTTTAATTCTGCATATAGAACTCCTTCTTATAACAAAAGAGTAGGAGGAGCATCACAAAGCTATCATATTTATGGTAGAGCACTAGATATACCTTTTTCAAGTTCATATAAATATTTAACGAGCGTTGATAAAATGTGCTCGTTTTTTAATTCTCTAGGGCTAAAAGGAATTATAAAATATGGCACATTTATACATGTAGATACAAGAACAACTAAATATCATGCTAATTCAAATGGAAAATCTTTAACATATGGTAGGGTAAATATTCCATTTAGAAGCACATTGAGAAATGGTAGTAAAGGTATAGATGTAGGAATAATGCAGTATAAACTTAATATGTTGGGTTATAGTTGCGGGAATGCTGACATGTCATTTGGAAGCGGAACAGAAAGAGCAGTAAAAACGTTTCAAAGAGATAAAGGATTAGTTGTAGATGGACTTGTAGGACCTGCAACATGGGGAGAATTGTTTTAAAAGGAGGAGAAAACATGGATTATGAATTTCCACGTGGAGATACTTTTTTATTTCCAGACAAATTCAGATTTGTTGATTCAAATGGCGAACCATTAAACACCAATGCTGGGGATAAAGTATATGTTACTTTTAGGAAGGATTCTAAAAGTAAAAAAAAGATATTACAAAAAACAATCGGAAATGGAATAACAAAGGATTCAAATGGCTATTTTAGTGTGTTATTGTCTTCAAATGATACAGCAAATCTAAAATATGGAACTTATGGATTTGATATTTCATATAAAACAGCTGATGGAAAAGTGTTTACACCTATTATAGGTTCAATAACACTAACAGATGAATTTACATATAAGGAGGATGAAGTATAATGGCGGCAATAGATATTCAATTAAGTGATAATATTCTTAAAGGCGATAAAGGAGATAAAGGCGATCCTTTTATCTATTCTGATTTTACATCAGAACAACTTGAAGCCTTAAAGGGAGAAACTGGAAATGATGGAATTTCTCCTACTTTGAGTGAAACTCAAACTCAAAATGGATATGATATAACAATAACTGATATTGATGGAACCAGAACAATTTCCTTGCTAAATGGACAAGATGGAGCAGATGGCCAAGATGGTGCTCAAGGAGTTCAGGGTGTTCAAGGTATACCTGGAGAAGATGGAGAAGATGGATATACTCCTGTTAGAGGCACAGATTATTGGACCTCAACAGACATTGCAGCTATGGAATCTTACTGTGCTAATTATATTGACGAAAATATAACACAAGTGATAGGAGGGAGTTATTAATGACATTAACACAATTGTTTACATCTATAGCAGATGCTATAAGAGTAAAAGAAGAATCTGTTAATACCATACCAGCAGAAGATTTTCCAGAAAGAATTTTAGCAATTACAGGTACAGATACATCAGACGCTACAGCTACTGCATCAGATATATTACAGAACAAAACAGCTTATGCTAATGGACAGAAAATAACTGGGAATATAGTAAATAATGGAGCATTAAATTATACACCAAGCACATCTTCACAATCAATTCCTAGTGGATATACAAGTGGAGGAACAGTTGCAGCGGTAACAAGTGCAATTGATAATAATATACAGGCTGGTAACATTAAAAGTGGGACAAGTATATTAGGAGTAACAGGAACATTTACATCAGATGGAAATGCACTAGCAGGTGATATCATTGCAAGTAAAACAGCCTATGTAAATGGAATAAAATTAACAGGAACATATAGATGGGATAATACAACGGATTATAATAATTGTTTAGATAAAACAAACGACATATTAGAAGATGATACATACCAGCCTACTGTTGTTTTTCCACCAAACTGGGGGCAAATAGGATATAGCACAACACCACAAGGTATTATAGATAATTTTAATTATTCAAAGAGTATTTATGACAGCTGGAATGCAAGCGATACTAGTATGCGTAATAAATATGCCAACGATATAAACTTAATATATTTTCCATTAGTAGATACAAGCAATGTTACAGATATGTATCATGCTTTTAGCTCTACTAATTTAACAATATTACCATTAATAAATACAGGCAATGTGACAACTATGGAAGCTATGTGTCAAATGTGTGGCAATTTAACTGAAATACCATTACTTAATACAGCAAAGGTAACTAGCATGAAGAATTTTGCAAGTTATACAAAAATAGCTACATTTCCACAATTAGATACTAGCGAAGTAACGAATATGGGATATATAGTTGATAATTGTACGAAGTTAGTTACATTTCCACAACTAAATACGGCAAAAGTAACAAATTTACAAAGTTCTTTTAGGTCTTGTCCTTTATTGTCAAATGAAAGCTTGAATAATATTTTAGCAATGTGTATAAATGCAACTGCTTATGCAGGAACAAAAACATTGAAATATATAGGATTAAGTTCAGACCAAGCAACAGTATGTACTGGATTAAGTAATTGGACAGACGCACAAACAGCGGGCTGGACAACAGGATACTAGGAGGTGAAATATGAGTACACAATTAGAAGATAAATTAGATTTAATTTTAGACGAGAAAAGAAATGTAATATTGCCAGAGAATATAAAATCTGGAGTAACAATTTTAGGAATAGAAGGAACTTACCAAGGTACAGCAAATAATCAAGACAAAACAATAACCCCAACAACTTCACAACAAACGATCACAGCTGATAGTGGGTATACAGGAATAGGAACGGTAACAGTAAATGCGGTAACAAGTTCAATAGATAATAATATACAAGCCAGCAACATAAAAAATGGTGTTACTATCCTTGGAGTACAAGGAACATACACAGGTACAAATAACGGTAAATTTACTACAGACGCAATTCCCAATCTATACAACGTAAGCTATCCTACTGTTGTAAGATGGATAAAAGAAATACCACAGATAGATTTAACAGGCACTACTATTTGTTCGAGTTTTTTCTTGAGTTGTGAAAATTTATTATCGGCTCCACAAATGAACACAAGCAATATAACAAATATGAATAGTATGTTTTCTGGTTGTAAAAGAATGACAACATTATATCAATATAATACATCTAATGTATCTACAATGACTAATTTTTGCAATAGCTGTGAATCATTAACAACTGTGCCAATATTAGATTTGCATTCAGTTACAGGGGCAAATATGTCAAATTGTTTTGGATCGTGTCCTTCGCTAACAAATGAGAGTTTAAATAATATACTTTATATGTGTGCAAATTCTGGCGTGACAGGTAGTACTTATAAAAAATTATCATATATTGGATTAAGTTCAACTCAAGCAACAACTTGTACTGGATTATCAAATTGGTCAGCTTGCCAATCTGCAGGTTGGACTACTGGATATTAAAGGCAGACTAAGTATGTACTGAACCCAAAAAGTTGGACAGTATAAATTATATTCATTATTTAAAAAAAACTGTCAGAACGCATCCTCGTGGATCATTTTTATACGATTTTAAACAAACCGCACAATTCGACAAACTTTGCAGCAATATTATGTTATACTAAATAAAAAGGATGTGGAATTATGGAAGAAGTAAAAAAATTAGAACAAATGATATTAAATAATGAAAACTACGAAAAGATAATTGAGCAGAGTAAAAAAGTAGATGAAAAAATAATCAAAATGATAAGAGAGGCATCATAGCTTCTCTTATTTTAGTTCAAAAAAGTTGTCAAAACAGGTTGTCAGCAAAAAAATAAAAGCCTGCAACACTACTTACAGGCTAAAAATAAGGAATAAAGAAGATGCCTTACCAAGGCTGCGCTCTACCGACTGAGCTATGATAGCAAATTCAAGCCTTTTGTTGATATTTCAATGGGTTTGACAACCTTATTTTTTTGCAAAAAGTTGTCAATTTTGTCTTTTTTTTACATATTTTCCATAAAAAAGGTTGTCAAAAAAGTTGTCAAAATTATTGTAACATAATTACTAAATAATATCAATATTTAATATAGATGAAGAGATATAATTATTAATAAGTTCATCTGCATTTTCTCTTTCTTCATCAAGATGAGTATATATATCATAAACCATATCAGCAGAAGAGTGACCCATTAATTCTTGAGCTTTTTTTATTTTTATTCCTGCATAATAAAGCATAGTACAATATGAATGCCTCAATTGGTAATAAGAGAAAGTTATAAGATCTTCTTTTGAGGAGTTTTTGTTTAGTTGGTTAAGAAAAGAGTTTAAATGCGATTTTAGGGCTTGTTTTGTTAACATCGACTTCTTATCTGTTTCTTTAGTAAAAACGTATTGTATTTGATTCTCGTTGCAATATGACAATCTGTTTTTGAGTAATTCAAACAAAAAATCAGGAATTGGAACTTTTCTATTTTTTAAATTCTTTGTAGGTTTTTTTACAGGTTGATTTTTAGCAAGAGATACAGCTTTATCAATGTTAATTTTATGTGTATTTAAATCTATGTCATTTATTGTCAAGGCAACTGCTTCTTCTGGCCTTAAACCACAATAGCGAAGAATAAGAATAAATAAACCATATTTATGCTTTAATGCTAATTCAAAGACTTTTTTATCCTGGATAGAAGATAAAGGCTTTCTCTCGTTTTTAGGAAATTTAGGCGCTTTGATACCTAGAGCAACATTTTTGCTAATAATATCATTAATAACTGCATCGTTAAGAATACGTTTACACTCTGCTAGCGATCTTTTAGTTATATCAGTATATCCATTTTTTACCATACCTGTAACAAATTCCTGTATATGATATGGCTTTAAGTTTTTTATTTTTATATTTCCAATATATTCATATAAGTGTTTTAATCTATTTTTTATACTGTTTTGTGTCGCGATTTCTTTTGTAGAACAAGTACGATCGAACCACTTTTCAGAATATTGTTTAAATGTAATTGAATTATTATCAATAACAATGCCGTTGCTGTTTTTTATATTCTAATTCAATAAATTGTTGTTTTAAATCTTCTTCATTGTGAGAATATAAGTAGATAGGCTTTCCTTTAACAAAAACCTTTTTCATTAATCTACCATCTTTTCTAACAGTATAAGTAAATTTCATAACCCCTCCTAAATGTGTATGTATGTGAAAAAATAAATGCTATTTCTAGCATTTTTCTTTAGTTAAAACCACCATATTGATTATAATAGTAATTGACACATCTAGCCATATAAGGAGGATCTACATCAAAATATTCGGCTAATTGAGTTACAGTGGTTAATCCTTTATGCATTAATTCTTTTATTTTGTCGTATGGAAAGAATAATTCCCATGCTTTTTTATTTGCTTTATGTTCCATTTTTTCAAATAATTCAAAAGGTGAATTTGTATTATAATAAGCTCCTGCTTTATAATGTCCAAGTTCATGAATAAGAATAGTTTTTTCTTCAGTTGATGTTTTTATTTTTTCGTCATCTAAAACAATAGCTGTAACATCATCAGAATGAGCCAACATTCCTTTGGTATTCAGCAATGAATGATTAGTATAATATACATTTTCTTTGTCCATTATTTCATATAATTGCTCCATTACTTGTTATTCCTTTTTTTTCTGCATTTTGTTTAGCTTTTAATCCTTCAATAATGTTTTTTGCTATTTCCTTGTTAGTGTCATTTAATCCTTTGTATCCATCATAAAAAGCCATGTCTATATCTGAAGAAGGTTCTTCTGGGTTACGCTCATCTGATTTGCCAAGTAAATAATCTGTTGACACGCCAAAGAAATCAGCAAATTGCTTAATTGTTTCAATATCAGGCTCACGTTTGCCTTTTTCATAAGCACTAATTCTTTGCTGAGTCATATTCATTCGACGAGCTAATTCTAATTGACTTAAATTACGATTTCTCCTCAATTCTTCTAATCTTAACATTTTTATCCCTCGTAATATTTATAATTTATTAAATTATAACACAACAGAACGCAGTAAGTAAACATAAAACGCCAAAAAGACGTAACATGAAAATAAAAATAAAAAAAGTTTGCTACAGCCTCAAGACTTACAAAAGAAAATTGAAAAACTTTTAAAAAAGGTATTGACAACGCCATAACGTTGTGATATTGTTTAAAACAACAAACCGACGTGAAGGGAGGACAAAAAATGGTTAGACAAAAAATGATTGAAATTAGAGGTAATCGAAGTCAAAAAAAGATGGGTGAATTATTAAATATGTCTCAACAACAATATAGTAATATTGAGAATGGCAAAAGGGGAATAAACCCAAAATATTTTAAAAGATTTGAATTAGTTTTTAATGAAAAAATAGAAAAATTAGCCCCAGATATTTTTGACCCTATAAAAACGCCATAATGGTGTTGAGAAAAAAGGAGGAGTAGAGATGAAAGAGTTTTTAATAAAAAGTAAAGGAGGCGATAAAGTGGCAACTAATATATGCAGCCGAAGTAGAAGAAACTTCGTTAAACCTAAAGTAATACAAGAACAATATCAAATAAGTAAAACACAAGTATATAAGATATTAAAAATGCCTGAATTTGAAGAATGTATAAAAAAAGTAGGCGAAGGTTGTATAAGAATAGATCAAGATAAGTTTTATGAAATATCAGAACAGGTATTTTATTAAGAAAGGAGGACCTAAAGATGTATAACTTATACGAAATAGCATTTATGCTAATGTATTTTGGTGGACTAGCTGTAGCAAGTAGCATAGGAATGTTGCTAGTACAAGGAATAGTCTACAGAGTAACAGGATTTAGTATTTACAAAGCTGTTATGAAAATGGCAGACAAAATTATAAAGGAGGAATTTTAAGATGTTTAATACACGTAAAAGAATGAAGGAGACAATAGATTGTCAAGCAAAGATGATTGCAAACAGAGATAAGTTTATCTCAAAAATGAGTGAAGAACAAGCAAAATTATATGACAGAATATCTGATTTAGAAGTTCAAGTAGAATTTCTAGTTAATAATCTAAGCAAAAAAAAGAGAGAATTAATTCGTCCTGAAAAACAAGATTAATTCTCAAATATATAAATGAATATGTATTTGTATTTATATTATACAGTACTAGAAAGGAGTTTGTCAATGAGTAATTTGAAATTGTATCAAATAACAGAAGCTTTTCCTATACTTATGCAACAAGAGGAAATATCAGAGGAAGAAAAAACAAAAATAAGAGATGAATTGACAATGCTATTACAACAAAAAAGTAATTCAATTATAGGATATTCAAAAAATATTGAATTGACAATTAATGCTATGAAAGAAGAAGAAGAAAGAATTTCAAGCGATAGGAAAATATTAGAAAACAGATTAAAGAATTTTAAAGAATATGTAAAGAATTGTATGGAGAATAATGGTATTCAAAAGGTAGAAACGAGTTTGGGAAGTTTGACAATAGCAAAAAGTCCAATATCTATAGAAGTTGTAGATGAAGAAAAAATTCCAGATGAATATAAGACAGAAGTAATCAGTATAAAGGTAGATAAAAAGAAAATTACAGATAATTTTAAAAATACAGGCGAATTAATAAGTGGAGTGGAAATACATACAAATAATACCAATTTAAGAATTAAATAGGAGTTAATATGGATTATTTAGATTTAATTGATGAAAGTATAGTTTATAAAAGCTATGAAGATATTTTAAACGAGGAAAGTGAGGAAAATAAAAATGAGTATGATAGTTAAAGAAAATGGAGGAATAGAAATACCAAAATTAGATGCAGGAGTATACACTGCATATTCAAGTATGATAGTAGATTTAGGTGTACAAAGAAGTGATAAGTTTAATAAGGATACAAGAAAATTTAGAATTATTTGGACAATAATGAATGAAGAAGTAGAAATAAATGGAGAAAAATTTCCAAGAACTATAAGTAAAGAATATAGTTTTTCGATAGGAGAAAAAAGTACGTTAAGAAAAGATTTACAAGCATGGAGAGGACAACCTTTTACAGCAGAAGAACTAGGTGGATTCAACTTAAATAACATTCTTAATAAGGCTTGTCAGCTACAAATAATTGTAGAAGAAAAGAATGGAAATACATATAACAATATAGCAGGAATTATGGCATTACCTAAAGGAACAAGTGTTGAAGTTCCTTTAATGGGAAAAATATTCGATACAGAAAATTCAGAGACATGGGATGTTTATAAAGAATTACCTAAATTTATGCAAGAAAAGATAAAACAATCTGTAAATAGATTGCCAGAATTAGATGCATTTATATCTGGTTATGAGCAAGAAAAAGAACAACAAGATAATCAAAGCAACGTAACAGTAAATGATGATGTATTAGTTCCTAGTGATGATCTACCATTTTAAGAGGTGATACAGATGTGGAGTGAAATAGAACAGACAATGGAGGACTTACAGAAAGCTCTTTCTGGATATAAAGAATACCAGAAAGATTATGCTGTAAAAGAATATAAATACCGTACAGCATTATCAAAAGAATTACTAAAGTTAAGAGCTGAAGGACAAGCAGTAACGCATTTAACAGATATAGCAAAAGGTAAAGAAGAGATAGCAAAATTACGATTTGATAGAGATATTGCTGAGGGATTGGTTAATAGTGCTAGTGAAGGAATAAATTTTTTTAAGCTCAAAATAAGAGAATTAGAAGCACAATACAGCAGAGAATATGGAAATCCTAAAGTAGGGTTTGGAGGCTAATATGAAATCTAAACGTAGTAAAGCATGTGATATCTCACAAAAAACAAAGAAAATAGTATTTGCTAGAGATGGTGGAGCTTGCATCATATGTGGAAAGTCAGGACTACCAAATAGTCATTATATAAGTAGGGCAAAAGGTGGTTTGGGAATAGAACAGAATGTAGTAACAATGTGTATAGTTTGTCATGATGCTTATGATAATGGTAAAGACGCAGAATTAAGAGACTATATAAAGAATAAAACAAAAGAATATTTACAGTTATTATATAAAGATTGGAATGAAGACAATTTAATATATAAAAAATATGGCAACTAGGGATAGACAATTAAAAAATCTATCCCTAGTTTACGAAAGGAGAAAGTAATGGCTAAAAAAGATAGTTTTGTTTTATATACGGAACAAAAAGCAGTATTAGATAAATTAACAGATGAACAAGCAGGTAAATTAATTAAAGCAATATATGAATATGAAGAAACAGGAATTATGCCTGAATTAGATAGTACTTTAGATTTAGTTATTACTCCTTTCAAAACTGCTTTAGATAAAAATGGAGACAAGTGGGAAAAAACAAAACAAAAGAGAAGTGAAGCAGGTAAATTAGGGGCAGAAAAGAGATGGAATGGCAAACCTAAAAAAGAAATAGCAAAAATAGCAAATGCTAAAAGTGCTAATGGCAAAATGGCAAAAATAGCTGTTAATGTAAATGTAAATGATAATAAAAAAGAAAATATAAAAGAAAAAAGTGTAGATGCTATTTTTGACTCTATAGAAGATCAAGATATAAAACAA